ACACGGGGTTCCGTTGTAAACGCACAAGACTTGGCTGACGATCAAATCACGATGGTTGTCGATAATGCAAACGCTTTCGCGTTTAAGATCGACGACATCGAAGAGCGGCACTCGCACGTAAACTTCGAAGCACTTGCTACCTCATCCGGTGCATTTGCCCTGAAGCGTAAGTACGACGCGAACGTCCTGCAGGCTATCTCCGATGGCGCAGGTATCGCAGGTGCTGACGATGCCTCACTCTCCGGCGGGTTGACCACTACCAACTCTGCTCTGGGTACGGCATCTGCTCCAATCAACGTAGAAACCGACGATGCAGGCATCAACCTGATGCTGCTGATGGCACGTTCGCTTGACGATCAGTCTGTGCCGGAAGAGAATCGCTGGTTCGTAGCACCGCCGATCTTCTACGAGAAGATGTTCCAAGCCGGTAATAAAATGGCTGAAGTTCAGGTAACTGGCGATGGTACTTCCCCACTGCGTAATGGTCTTGCAATTCCGGGCACCCTTGCTGGTTTCCGCTGCTACAAGTCCACTGCACTCAACTCGACAGCAGGTACCGATCAGGTAACTCTGTCTGGGGTGGCAACTGATGCCTCTGAGAATGTTATTCTCGCAGGTCACATGTCGTCCACCTCCACTGCTTCGCACATTGCTAAGACCGAAGTGGTTCGTTCAACTGAGTCGTTCTCTGACGTAATTCGTGGTCTGCACGTTTTTGGTCGCAAAGTTCTGCGTCCAGAAGCTGTCGTTCGCGGCGTCATTGACTTTGCATAAGGGAGGCTAGATAAATGGCTACTTACACTGTAACTGGTGCTGCTGCTGGCGTTCCCGTTGGCATCAAACCTCAACTCGTTGAAGTTGTCCTCGACTTCTCCACAACTAGCCTCACCACTTCGGATTCTGTTGAAGTATTCGAAATGAACGCTAATACGCTCGTCCTCATGGCGGGTGTGGAGGTTCTCACCGTAGCATCGACTGGTTCGCCTGTCCTTGATCTGGGTGATGACACTGACGACGACCTCTACGTTGCTGCTCTGTCCGGTACTGCTACCGGTCACGAGATCAACAACGCAGCCGGTACTGCAAAGCTGTACACCGCTGCCGACACCATCGATCTGATTGCCAATACGGCAACCTTCGACGGCAAGGTACGTGTGTTCGCAGTTATCGCAGAACTTGGTACTGCAGGCACGGCGGCTTCGTTCGCCTAAACAATACTGGGGGCAGGGCAACTTGCCCCCTTTACTCCTTACTCAATTCATGTTATAAGCAATAACCTTTGCGGGGGATACACCTATGGCACGTAAAGCACCAGCAAAACCAAAGAAGAAGTCAGGCAGCCCTACGCCTAAGAACAAGGCTCTCTACGCTCGTGTGAAGGCAGAGGCAAAGAAGAAATTTGATGTTTATCCTTCGGCGTATGCAAACGCATGGCTCGTTCGTACATACAAGAAGCGTGGCGGGACGTATGCCTAATGGCTAAACCGAAGGGCGGCTTAACGAAATGGTTCAAAGAAGACTGGCGGGATGTAAAGACCGGCAAGAAGTGTGGTCGTTCCGGATCAGAGAAGAAGAAGCGGCCCTACCCTGCATGTAGGCCAGCCAAAGTTGCCAAACGTATAACCAAGAAGGAAGCAGCAAAGAAGACCGGACCACGCAAAGTGAACTGGTCTGTGACAGCTTCGGGCAGAAAAAGGAAGAAGTCCAGTGGCAAGAAAGCCTGATAACATGCCCGCCCGCAACAAGAAGAACTTTCGCCCTACGAAGAAGGGTGCGGGTATGACGAAGGCTGGGGTGGCTGCATACCGCAAGAAGAACCCCGGTAGCAAACTCAAGACTGCAGTGACGGGCAAAGTGAAGCCCGGAAGCAAGGCAGCAAAACGTCGCAAGTCGTTCTGTGCCCGCTCTGCAGGACAGATGAAGAAGTTCCCGAAGGCAGCGAAGAATCCGAATAGTCGTCTTCGCCAAGCACGGAAGAGGTGGAAATGTTAAACCTACTGATAGGTCCGATTTCTGAACTAGCTGGCACATGGCTACAGGGCAAGGTCGAAAAGACCAAAGCCGAAACAGGTGCGAAGGTCGCGATGGCAAAAGCCGAAGCGGTCATCATGGAAAAGAAAGCAACAGGTGAAATAGACTGGGACTTGGAAGCGATCAAGGGTAGCCAGAACTCGTGGAAGGATGAGTGGCTGGTTATCCTGTTTTCGGTTCCCCTGATCCTAGCATTCATACCGGGTATGGAAGATGTCGTCTCACACGGATTTCAACAACTGGAGCAAATGCCTGAATGGTACCAGTACAGCTTGGGCGTTATTGTTGCTGCAAGCTTTGGCGTACGAAGCGCAACGAAGTTCTTCGGAAAGAAATAGGCGTGGCTGACGTAACATTTGAACGCATCTCAAAGTGGAAGATACTCCCCCGGTTTATGATGCTTGTGATGACGCTGATGAGTTGGCGTTGTGCAGAGTGGTTTATGAACTTGGACAGCCCCACTGCAGCACAGTCCGCATTTGTAAGCGTTGTAATGGGAGCCATGACAGGTGCGTTTGGTATCTGGATGGGCGGAGAAAACAAGGGCGAAAGCAGGAAACATAGCGATGAAGTATAACACCTCACACTTCCTAGACAAACTGATTGCACACGAGGGCATGGTCCTTACTGTCTATCAGGACACGCTGGGCATTGACACGATTGGTATCGGACGCAATCTCAAGGATCGTGGTATCAGCAAGGAAGAACTCGACCACATGGACATCCCGTCGATGGCTGTTGTATACGAACACGGTATCACAGAGGCTGATGCCCGGTATCTTGCAATGAACGACATGAAGATTGTGGAAGACGAGTTGTGCCGCGTACACAAGTGCGTAGAAGACCTCGACGCAGTACGTCAGCTTATCTTGATGGATATGGCCTTTAACATGGGTGTACCCCGCCTATGTAAATTCAAGCGCATGTGGAATGCGATTCACGAACGGAAGTTCGACGACGCAGGACGGGAGATGCTCGATTCGAGGTGGGCGAAACAAGTCGGTTCGCGGGCCACTAAGCTTTCGGACGCAATGGTCAAGGGAGAGTTCTGAACGTGAAACACGTCTTTCTCCTGTTCGTTTTCTTGGGCACGGGGGGAGACAAGAAGATGGTCAGCAATGACATGTACTTCGCTAATCTCAATGATTGTGTGTGGTACGCACAAACCCTACACAAACAGGGAGAGAAGATAACCTCCTACTGCCTACCAAAACTAATCGACAACAACACGAAAGTATACTGATGGACCCCATTTCTGCAATGGCAACTGCTTCGGCAGCCTTTTCTGCAATCAAGAAGGGTTTTGCCGTAGGTCGGGATATCGAACAGATGGCGGGTGACCTGTCACGCTGGATGGGTGCCATGTCTGACTTGGAGCAGGCGGAGAAGGAAGCCAAGAACCCGCCGATATTCAAGAAGTTGTTTGCTGGGCAGACGGTGGAGCAGGAAGCCATAGCCGCCTTCGCCAACAAAGAGAAGGCAAAGCAGCAGCGATACGAACTGCAGCAGTGGATAAGCCTCACTATGGGCAAGTCTAAGTGGGATTCGCTGGTGGCAATGGAAGGCCAGATACGTAAGCAGCGCAAGGAAACACTCTACAAGCAGCGTGAACGCAGGCAGAAGTTTGTAGAGATTGTAGCGTGGACACTTCTAGTTACTGCAGGTGCCGCAGCCCTATACGCTTTCGTTGTCTTTATGAAGGGGCAGGTTGCTCACGCTGCAGACCCAGAGTACGTGACGTGCCGATTGAAGGGCTGCACCACCGTAGATAAACAGAGGGTGTGCGTATATCACGGCGTAAACAACACGGTGGACACGCTGTTTTTTCGTATGGACGAGTGGTTCCCCCGCGAGTTTCAGTGTAAGTATGAGCCTAACGATACCAAGCCACCAAGCATCCAAGAAACATTCAAAGCAATCCGCGAGTCACAAAAGAAATAAGTCCTTGCCAAACTGGTAAAATAGGTGTATAATGCTCTACAGGGAGACCCATATGAAACGACTTGCCTACGAAGCATTGAAGCACAAGTACGAGGCCCAGCAAAAAGATGCACTCTTTGTATATGCGAATTACACGAACAATCCTGCTGCTATCGGTGAACATCCGGATTTGCTTGAAGAAATGGATAAGGCGGTCCAAGCTTGGGCGGATGCTGAGGACAAGCTGGCAGCACTTGCAGTTCTGGATAGCGAAGCTTAACGGATACTAGATATGCCAGTATTAAATGGAGGCTCCAAGTTTGTTACCCACGCAACGGCTCTGACAAACACTAATGACACCGATTGCTACGTTGTTCCGGCAAACTTCTCGTCACACATCGAACACGTCCTGATAACCAACAGCGATGCAAGCAATCGTAACTACACCCTAAAGTTTCACGAAGCTGATACATCGACCACACATACGTTGTTTTCGTCTCACGCGGTGGGTGGCAAGGGTTCTGAATCGCTTTTTACAGTAGACAAGCCCCTCTACTGTCACGCGGGTGACAAGATTATCGTAGCTGCAGGCACCGCTGACACTCTGACAGTCGTCGTTGCTGCCGAAGAATTTTACGAACCTCACAGGTAAACCATGAACTATCTCGAACTTACAAATGCTGTCCTGCGGGAGATCAACGAGGTTGAAATCACCAACGTAACTTCTACGCGGGGTGTTCAGTCATCTGTTAAGGATTTTATCAACAAAGCACAGCGGGACATTATCAATTCTGAAGTTGAGTGGCCGTTCACAGTTGTAAACCAATCGTTTACTACCGCAGCGGGTACGGCAGAATACAGCCGCGAGTCAGACGCCAAGACAGTAGATTTTGATAGTTTTACTATACAAGAGTCTGCAAGTACCCCGGAGCGTACGCTGCGGTATCTATCCTTCGAGGAGTACCTAGAGACTCGAAACGAAACAGATACCAATCCTAATGAATCTTCACGAGCCATACCGGAGTACGTATACACCACTCCCGACAACAAGATTGGCCTGTCTCCGGTTCCTGACAAGGCAACTTATACTGTCCGGTATTACTACTATAAAACAACAAGTGATATGACTGTAAACACGGACACTCCTACTGTTCCGGAACGCTTTCACGACGTAATCGTCAATCGCGCACGATACTACGCACACATGCTCCGCTCTGATGTTCAGTTTTCTCAACTCGCCCTGCGCGACTATACGGAAGGGTTGAGTCGTATGCGTGTCGAACTCATCAACCGTAAGGACTACATGAGGGCCGTCTGATGCCGGATACCTCCCTACTCAGTCCGTTTGTTGTGAAGCTAGGCGGGGGCTTGATGCTCGACAAGGATGCGTTCACGCTTCCTCCGGGTGCCGCAACCCAGTTGCAAAACTTCGAGCCGGACATCAACGGCGGCTACCGTCGTATCAACGGCTTCACCAAGTACGACTCGAATCAGGTTGGCGGTTCATCTGCCACAATTCTTGGGGTACACATCTACAAGAACCAAGTGATTGCCTCGCAGGGTACGGCAGTCTACAAGGGCAGCGGCAGCGGCTGGACCAGTATCGACACCGGACGTACCAGCGCAGGTCGATACGATTTCGCCAACTTCAACTTCAACAACACTGAAAAAGTAATCTGGTGTGACGGAGCGAACAGCCCATCTTCGTATGACAATAGCAGTGTTACCGACTTGTCTAGCGCACCCTCCGACCCTGAGTTCGTTGCCATATTCAAGAACCATGTGTTCTTTTCGGGTATGTCCACCAACCCACAGGAGGTGGTGTTCTCCGCACCCTTCGACGAAACAGACTACACAGCAGCCAATGGCGCAGGGTCTGTACGAGTAGACAGCGCAGTCAAGAAACTCAAAGTCTTTCGTGACCGTCTGTTTATTTTCTGCGAGGATTCTATCTTCTTCCTTGCGGGTTCGTCGGTAGCTGACTTCCAGTTGCAGCCAGTCACACGGAACATTGGATGTGTAGACGGTTTTAGCGTACAGGAGATTGCAGGTGATATTGTATATCTTGCTCCAGATGGTCTCCGTACAATTGCGGGTACTGAAAAGATTGGTGACGTGGAACTGGGCACAGTGTCAAAACAAATCCAGCCGCGACTCGACAACATCTCAACAGAGCGACTCTCCTCTGTAGTTATTCGTAACAAAACGCAGTATCGTCTGTTCTTTCCCACAGACTCTGGGGCAGCGGCATCACAGCCCGGTATCATGGGCGTCATCAAGACGGGTGTTGAGGGCGGCATGGGATGGGAGTACGGTGACATCAAGGGCATCAAGCCTTCCTACTGCACCTCTGGATTTATCAGCGGTACCGAAACAGTGCTTCACGGCGGGTACGACGGCTACATCTACACACAGGAATCTGGCGACGACTTTGACGGCACGGACATGTCCGCAGTCTACCGCTCTCCAGACTTCACGATGGGAGATGCCGGTATCCGCAAGCTGATGCAGCGTATCATCTGGAACTATGACAACGATGGCGCGGTGAACTCCAAGTTCCGTATTCGCTATGACTTCAACTCGTCAGACGTTCCGCAACCTGCAGAGTACGACCTGACTACAGGCGCAGCAATTGCCATCTACGGATTTACCACATCCACATATGGTACGGCAGTTTACGGTTCGAGCGGCACACCGCTAGTACGACAGAGCGTTGAGGGCGGGGGCTTCACAGTTGCAGTTCGCCTAGACGACACCGCAGGGGCGGCACCAATTTCAATCAAGGGCTATCAACTAGAATTTACTCCGGGAGGAAGGAGATAACAAATGGCAGGGTATAGCGCACGACAATCTACCTATACTGACGGCGACGTTATCAACGCTGCCGATAGTAACGACGAATTCAACCAAGTTCTTGCGGCGTTCAACGCCTCAACTGGTCACAACCACGACGGCACTGCGGGCGAAGGTTCGCGGGTCACTGTTGTGGGCACGGCTGCTGACAACGTCACATTCGGCGCGGCCCTCACTCCTGACGCAGACAACACCATCGACATCGGTACGAGTGGCGCACAGTTCAAAGACCTGTACATCAACGGCACTGCCAACATTGACCTCGTTGTTGCGGACGTTAGCCTAAACATTGCAGGAGACGGTGCCACTGTCACAGGCATCAAAGACGAAGACGACATGTCTTCCAACAGTGCCACGAAGCTTGCCACCCAGCAGTCCATCAAGGCGTATGTAGATGCACAAGTCACAGCACAAGACCTCGACTTCCAAGCAGATTCCGGTGGGGCATTATCCATCGACCTTGACAGCGAGAGTCTCACGTTTACTGGTGGCACAGGTGTTGATACTAGCGGTTCAGGTAACGCTGTTACTTTTGCTATTGACTCTACTGTAGCTACCCTGTCGGGTTCGCAGTCCTTAACCAACAAGACAATCGACGTAGACAACAACACAGTGTCGAACATCGAAGTGGACAACCTCAAGTCGGGTGTACTCGATACGGACCTGTCGAGTGTTGCCGGGACGGACACTACCCTCGCATCAGCCAAAGCTATCAAGGCTTACGTAGATGCACAGGTGACTGCTTCTGACTTGGATTTTCAGGGGGACAGTGGCGGCGCACTTAGCATCGACCTCGACAGCGAAACTCTCGACATTGCTGGCGGCACGGGTATTGACACCAGCGGCTCCAGTAACACTCTGACTGTTGCAATCGACAGCACAGTTGCCACCCTTTCTGGTTCGCAGACCCTCACCAACAAGTCTATCGACGCCTCTCAGCTTACGGGCACAGTAGCTAACGCCCGTCTAGATGCTGAGTTACAGGCACTTGCAGGTTTGACTTCTGCCGCAGACAAGGGCATCCAGTTTACCGGCAGCGGCTCTGCAGCTACGTACGACCTAACTGCTGCTGGTAAGGCTCTGCTCGACGATGCCAATGCAAGCGCACAACGTACGACTCTGGGCTTGGCTATTGGCTCTGATGTACAGGCGTACGATGCAGAACTCGCAGCACTCGCCGGTCTCACCTCTGCAGCAGACAAAGGCATCCAGTTCACCGGTTCCGGTTCTGCAGCAACGTACGACTTGACTGCAGCCGGTAAGGCACTACTTGACGATGCAGATGCAAGCGCACAGCGCACAACTATGGGAGTAGCCATTGGCTCTGATGTCCAAGCTTACGACGCAGGTCTCGCTTCTATTGCTGGCCTCACTACCGCAGCGAATAAAGTTATTTATACTACAGGTAGCGATACGTACGCAGTCACCGACTTTACGGCATTTGGTCGTAGTCTGGTTGACGACGCTGATGCTGCAGCAGGACGTACTACGCTAGGCTTGGGTAGTGCGGCAGTCTTAACAGCAGGTACATCCGCCAGTAATGCGGTACAACTCGACGGGTCGGCAAGGTTACCTGCAGTAGACGGTTCGCAGCTAACTAACCTACCGGCAACAGGAGCAACAGCAGGTTTTGCAGTAGCGATGGCAATTGCACTTTGACTTGACTATATAATACTATTGCTGTATACTACAGTAATGAGGGAGAAATCATGGCACAGGATTTTGAAAGAAACATTGCACGGAATGTAGGCACAGGCGCGGTAACCCTGCGTACTGCCAATTCCGACGATGCGCTTATCGGTATCAATATTGCTAATGTTACAACCACCCAAATCCTCATGGATGTGTTCATTAACGATGGGTCTAACGACTACTACATCGTCAAGGACGCACCCATCCCTGTAGGTTCAGCCCTGCAGGTATTGGATGGCGGTGCGAAGGTTGTTATGCAAGCAAGTGACGTACTCAAAGTACAGAGTGATACCGCAAGCAGCGCAGATGTTTGGGTTTCCGTAGTCGATACCATCAGTTCATAGGGAATAGAGTATGCCGTATATTGGTCAAAAAGTTCCGGGGTCGTATCAGGCTACGAAAGCTGTCCAGCGTTTTAACGGGGATGGCAGTGACACTACGTTTACCCTGACTACCACAGTCTCTTCTGTGCAAGACGTGCTGGTATCGGTGGACGGCGTTGTTCAAGACACTGCGGCGTACACCATTCCTGACGGCACCACGCTGACATTCACTGCTGCCCCGTCGAGTGGCACCGGCAACATCTTTGTAAATTACCTCGCACCACAAGCAGGTACGATTGTACCCCCTGCTGAGAACAAGGGCAACTTCAAGGGTGGCGGCCTGTTTCGTACCAACGCACAGTCGCTGACGGCAGACACAACCATCCTTGCAACTGAGAACGCAAACGTGACTGGCCCGTTTACTGTAGCCAGTGGCGTAACCCTGACCGTTGAAAGCGGTGGAACATTGGTGACGCTATGAGTACGTTGAAGGCAGATACCATCCAGAGTACAGGCGGCGGTGCGGCTACGCTGACGAAGCAAAGTGCGGCGAAGGCTTGGTGCAAATTTGGTAGTGATGCACAGCCCGACGACAGTTTCAACATTGCATCTGGAACAGACGTAGGAACAGGACAATGGAGATTTGCAAAAACAAACGCAATGAGTAGCACCCAGCATGTTATTGGGGTTACGAGTGGTTTTCAAATTGACACATTTAACACAGGTTTCAACAGTGCTGCTATAGAAAGCACAACAAATCACACACAATCAAAATATCACGAGGCTGGCTCCGCTTTCCAAGATTTTAATTCATCTGGTACTGCTGGTTATGGTATGCACTCAATCCATGGAGACCTCGCATGAGTGAAGTAAAGACAAACAAAATCACCAGCCTTGCGAGTAACAACGACATCACCCTCGACCCTGATGGCACAGGCAATACGAATGTTGATAACGGAGATTTTCTGTTTCTGGAGGAAGCAGCGTCATCACCATACCCAGAGCAGAAAATAAAATGGTCTAACGATAGCACTACAGCCAATGGCTTTTATGTCTCACAGGACACTAGCCGAAACGGGCGTGTGTGGCACGAGCAAGGCGTTGATTTGGTCTTTGGCACTACCAACACAGAACGTATGCGTATCAACAGCAGCGGTTTCGTGGGGATTGGTGAGTCAGACCCCAAGAAAATGGTACATATTACCAAGAATGACAGTGATGGCCTTATCATTTTAGATGCTGATGGTGCTACGACAGACCATCAAATTTGCTTTGCTAAAGATTACGGCACAGGTGGTGTGACCGGGGGAAACTATTTTGGTGTTGGTGTTGATGGCAGCGAAAACGATTTTATCGTTGCTTTCGATGCAAACTCCCAAGCAAGTCTAGCTGCTGACAAAATTCTGTCATTGACACATAACGGAAATCTAGCTGTTGACGGCTCATCCAGCACAGGCGGCGCTGACTACGCTGAATACTTTGAATGGTCTGATGGCAATAGCAGCAACGAAGACCGTCGTGGTTATAGCGTTGTGCTGACTGGCAACAAAATACGCAAAGCTACATCTGATGATGCGACAACTTCTATTATTGGAGTGGTCTCCTCAACACCAGCCTGTCTTGGTGACTCTGCGTGGAAGGATTGGCACGGCAAGTACGAAAAAGATGATTATGGTAATTATATTATGCAGAACGGCGAAAGAGTGTTAAGCAGCAGCTATGATAACACTCAGACTTACGTTCCAAGAAAAGACCGAAATGAGTGGGATGCGATAGGTATTGTGGGCAAGCTGCGGCTTCGTGCTGGTCAGCCTACAGGCGACCGGTGGATAAAGATGCGTGACATATCAAGTGATGTAGAGGAGTGGTTAGTACGATGAGTTTCGGTACACTCAAAGCAGATACCCTGACGCACTCGACTGCGGGTTCGCTGGCTACGAATTATGTTGTCGATGGCGTGGCAAAGTCTCACGTTGTGCATGATGCCTCTGGAACCGTCAAAAAAAGCCTGAACATCTCATCTGTTACTGATAGTGGCACAGGAGATTTTCGTCCGGTATTCGCAACAGTAATG